CGCTCGCAGCCTCCGCCATCGCCAGCGCCGAGGCGTTCGGCTCGTCCATCGTCCTGCCCGGCGCCGTCACGATCTCCGCTGCCGGCGCCATCGTCAGCGCGGAAGCGTTCGGCGCCTCGATGGTCTATGACACGGCCATCGGACCCTCGTCGGACATCCCGGCGCAGCATGCACTGCGGCTGGACCGCCAGGGGCGTTACGCCGCCGCAGAGGCCTCAGGCAGATTTGTGCGGCTGGATCGAGGCCGCACGACGGAAATCGAGCAGGCGGGCCATTACTGGCGGGTGGATCGTGCCGGCCGCTACGTGAGGATCTCAGAATGAGATATCCCATCATCCAGTCCGACGGCGTGCCACTCGCCCTCAAGGCGGACGGCGATAGCGCCTGGTACGGCCTGGGCCTGGAGCTGCTGCTCGATGGCGAGACGATCTCCTCCGCCACATGGACGGCGCCGGCCGGTATCACCCTGGTCGGGCAGACCGTAGCGGCCAGCCCAGAAACCCATGACGGCATCCTCTATCCGGCCAACACCCTGACCAAGCTGCGCGTCTCCGGCGGCACCGCCGACACGAAATACCGCTGCAGCGTATCCGTCACCAGCAGCGGCGGCCAGGTGTTCGAGCGGGCCTTGGATATTCTCGTGAAGGGGACGCTGTGAGCCACGTGCGCACCCAGATCGCCGCCGCCCTGGCCGCTACCCTGACCGGCCTGACGACCAGCGGCACGCGCGTGTATGTCGCGCGCGAATTGCCTATCGGCCAGTCCGCCCTGCCGGCGCTGCTGGTCTATGCCGACGAGGAAACCGTGGAGCCGATGCGCACCGCTAACGCCTGGCCGCAGACGCTGCGGCGACAACTATCCGTGCGCATCGATTGCGTGGCGGAGGACACGGGCGATCTCGAAAACACGCTGGCGACCATGCTCGCCGAGGTGGAGATCGCGCTGAACGCCAGCTTTGCCGCGGCGAGCTGCAACAACCTGATCCCCGACGGCCTGGTCCTGTCCGAAGTGAGCGTGGAGCGAGACGCCGAGGGCGAGCGCACCATCGGGCGCCTGTCCTGCCGCTGGGTCGGCCCCTACTACACCGCAGCCAACGCACCGGAGAACGCACTATGACGACCGAGATCGTGACCGAATCCGCGCCGGACGAATTCCGCGGCGTGGGCGGCGCCTATGTGATCTGCGAGGACGGCGTGCGCCGCCAGGCGCCGCAACCCGCACCCGAACAACCCGCACCAGAACAACCCGCCACGCCCGAGGAGTAAGCCATGGCACTGCTGAACAGAAAACGCACCATCCTTGCCAAGATCCAGCCGACTCCCGGGCAGGATTCCGTCCCGACCGGATCGGCGAACGCGATCCTGGTCCGCGCTCTGGACGTGCAACCGCTCAACGCGGCGAACGTGTCGCGCGACCTGGTGCGCGCCTACTACGGCGCCAGCGACCAGCTCGCCGCATCCGTATCGGTCGCGTGCACCGCAGAGGTGGAACTCGCCGGGAGCGGTTCCGCGGGCACGACCGCGCCGGCCTGGGGCGTGCTGCTCCGGGCCTGTGGGTTCTCCGAGACGGCACTGGCCGCCGCGCAGACTGGCACGCTGGTGACGCCGTTCAGCTCCACAACGGCCAAGCTGGCGGCCGGCGCATCCGCCGTCGACGACACCTATAACGGCATGATCCTCACCCTCACCGGCGGCACCGGCAGCGGCCAGACGCGCGTCATCACCGATTACGTCGGCAGCACCAAGGTGGCGAACATCGATTATCCGTGGGGCACGACGCCGGACGCGACGACGACCTACAGCGTCGAGGCCTGCCACGTCTACCGTCCGATCTCGACCGGATTCGAGGCGCTCTCGATCTACTACAACATCGACGGCGTGCAGCATGCCATGACCGACGCGCGCGGCAATGTCGCCTTCGATGTCACGGCGGACGGTATCCCCGTGGCGCGCTTCAACTTCGTCGGCCTGTACGTCGCGCCGTCGGACGTTGCCGTACCGACGACGGTGCTCACGGCCTGGCAGCAGCCGCTGCCCGTGACCAAGCTCGCCACCGTTCCGTCGCTGCACAGCGTCGCCACCGTGCTGCAGTCGCTGTCGATCGATGCCGGAAACGCCGTCGTGTTCCGCAGCCTGCCGGGCATGGCGTTGGAGTCGGTGCTGCTGACCGACCGCAAATCCGCCGGTTCCGTGACGATCGAGGCAACTACGGTTGCCGCCAAGAACTGGTGGGCGAGCATCAAGGCCAACACGCTGGGCACGCTGGCGGTGCGCCACGGCACGACGGCGGGCAACCGTGTCGTACTCTCATCGCCATCGGCGCAGCTCACGACTCCGGCCTACCAGGATTCACAGGGCATCGCGATGATGCAGTCCGGCCTGGTGCTGATCCCCACCTCCGCCGGCAACGACGAACTTTGCATTTGCGCGGCCTAAGCCATGTTCAAACTATCCACGACTCCCTCGTACATCTATCCCGTCGTCGTCGAGATCCCGGGCGGAGAGATTTTCTCGTTCAACGCCAAGTTCAAACGCCTGACGCAGACCGAACTCGATGCCATGCAGCAGCGCTGCCAGGCCGACGAGATTACCGACGACGACATCGTCGACCAGGTGCTGCTCGGCTGGGACGACCAGGTGAAGGACGAGGACGATACGACGCCGCTTCCCTTCACCGAGGAAAACAAGGCGCGGGTGCTGGCGATCGTCCCGACCCGCGGCACCATCGTCCGAACGTTTTTCGAGAGTCTGGCGAAGGCGAAAAAAAAGCCTTAGAGGAAATCGGACGCGTCTGGGCCGCCGGCCCGCGACCGCGATCCGAAGCGACGGACGATCTGGCGGCCTTCGGCATCGCGCCGGATGCGGCGCAGGAGTGGGCAGGAAACGAGGACGACGAAGCGTGCGAAGTGTGGCCGGAACACTGGGATGCGGTAATGCTGTTCTGCGACGCCGGCGCGGGATCCTGGTCGGTCGTCGCAAGGATGGCGGGCGTGCATTGGATCGGCCTGCGCTGGGAAGCGGTGCGCGCGGTGTTTTCAGGGTCGCGCCGCAGATGGCTCGAACTGCTGCCGGATCTGCGCGTGATCGAAAGCGCGGCGGCGCGCGAACTGAACCGGAAGAAGTGAGCCTACAGTGACGACTGAAGCCAAGATCATCCTCAGTGGGCTCGACCATACCTCCGCGGCATTCTCGTCCGTTTCAAAGAATTTCGGGCTCCTTAAGACCAACAGCGATGCCGTAGCGGCTAGCCTGCGCTCGCTAACCGGCCTGCTTTCCGTGGGTGCGCTGGTGGCATTCGGCAAAGGTGTGATCGACAACGCCGCTGCCCTGGACGACATGGCGGAGGCAACCGGCGCCAGCGTCGAAGGACTTTCCAAGCTGCAGCAGGTGGCGCGCGTCTCCGGCACCGAAATGGCGACGGTGGAGACGCTGATCCTGCGGGTGAACAAGTCGCTCGCCGCCTCGGACGAGGAAACCCGCGGGGCGGCCGAGGCGTGGAAGGCGCTCGGGCTTTCCGTCGCGGAAATGAAGAAGCTGGCGCCGGAAGTCCAGGTCCAGACCCTGGCGCGCGAGCTGGCGAAGTACGCCGACGGTTCGAACAAGACAGCGATTGGACAGGCCATCCTGTCGAAGCAATGGAAAGAGGCGGCGCCGCTGCTCAAGGATCTGGCGGAGGCGGGGAAGCTGAACGCCACGGTAACGGCGGAGCAGGCGGCCGAGGCGGAGAAGCTGCAAAAGAGTTGGAACGGGCTGACCAACAACGCCACGAACCTGGGGCAGAGCATCGTGCAGACGCTTATGCCCGCATTCAAGGGATTGACGGCTGTAGCGGCAAACGTCTGGTACGTGTTCCAGGCGACGGGCCGCGAGATCGGCGGCATTGCGGCGCAGATCGTTGCCCTGTCGAAGCTGGACTTCAAGGGCTTCGCCGCCATCCGCGAGGCGATGCTCGAAGACGCCAAGAAGGCGCGCGAAGAGATCGACGCGCAGACTGCTGGCATTCTCGCCGAACCGGGCAAGGGTCCGGCGCTTCCGCAAGCCCCCGGTCTGCCCATGCCGGGAGCATCCGCAACCGCCAAGAGCAAGCGCGCCGCCGGCCGCGCCGTCTCCGGCCTCTCCGACCTGGAGA